AAGCTTCCATCTAGAACTGAGCCGTAAACTAGCGTCGTCCTCCAAGATTAAACAACGACTCCAACCTCGTCTAAGGAATTCTCTCATCGCGTTTAGGTGTGCCAGGAAACACCCTTTGACAGCCCTCTTTGGTCCATCTTTAACTCGTACTCCAGGAACTCTTAGGACCGGTGTTTCTAGATCCTCCAGTTGGTCCTCCATAAGTTTTCTTCTCTCAGTTGCATCATCCATGTTGATATATATGATCGGTAGATCAATCTTTTCACCTTGTATCTCTCCCATCATATTATGTAGATCTTGAAGATGTTCCACTACTGGATAATACTGACTTTTTTTACAAAACATGAACCACCAGATTAGGAAACCTGTTAGTCCTAAGACAGCAATAATAGCTATTGCAATTAACACCTTATACTTGTTCTTTAACATTTTGTTAAAAGACAATTTTTTATATTGAAACTACATTCATATCGTCTTCACTTTCTTATTGCTCCTAAATATTGCCTCTCCTACTATGTCGCCTTTCATCACGTTACTACACTGACAATAGTCTACCTTCAGATTTTTAAGGTTACGATACTTCGTACCAGCCTTACAAATCTCTGCACACTCAATAATAATCCTCTCTGGGACTTCCTCGAAATCGTGCTCCAGTATCACATACCCAGATGGAAAGGAAGAGAGATGAAAGAAGTAATGATGGGATTTAGCGCCCTCCAGGAGCTTCCAGTTTTCTTTGGCAGTCTTGCCTAAATGTATAACATATCCGTCTTTGGTAAAGTTCTTCATTTATTCCTGTGTAATAGAACAAAAACAATCTCAAACTTGTATATTTAAAATTGACATTTAATGCTACAACTAGTATTCAGAAATAAAGTCATGCAGAAAGCACAATTTTTTCCATATAGTTGGCACGTTGATGAAAGCCAAGAAGAATTTACAAGTATACGTATATATGGCTTGAACCAAAAGAACGAAAATGTATGCGTGATGGTAGACGATTTCACTCCTTACGTCTACATTGAATTACCAACAAGAGTGCGCTGGAATTCTACCAAAGCACAGATTCTTGGAGACAAGATTGATAGTCTTATGGGACGACAGAAGCCGGTGCGAAAAGCTTTGACCTGGAAGAAGAAGCTTTATGGAGCTCATATCGATCCTGACACCGGGGAGCGAAGGCTCTTCCCGTATCTATTTTGTTCTTTCTACAACATCAAAGATCTTACTTTGCTTGGGTTTAGATTGAAGGGATCTGTACATGTTGTTGGACTGGGTTCACTAAATCTCAAGATTCACGAGTCAGATGCCAATCCAGTTCTTCAGCTGACGTGTTGCAGAAAGATACCAACAGCTGGTTGGGTTAAGTTTCAGGGTCGTAGAATCAGAGAGGACGAGATGGATACTCTTTGTGATCACGAGTACCAAGTCAAGTACAAGCATCTGGAACCATTAGAGTGTGATGAAGTTCCAAAACCTAAAATCATGGGCTTTGATATTGAGGTAAATTCATCAAACCCTTCCATGATGCCTCAAGCTCCCAAGAAAGAAGACAAAGTCTTTCAGATATCGTGTGTATTGGCACGAGAGGGAGATGATCCCGAAGATTATGAGAGATATCTCCTAACATTGGGAGATCCTGACGAGAATATTGTGGGAACTGAGGTACTGGTTTACACCTACGAGACAGAAGCAGAAATGCTGATAGGGTTCGTAGATCTTATTCGCGAAGAGAATCCCAATATTATCACGGGATACAATATCCTAGGTTTCGATATTCCTTATATGATGGCTCGAGCAAAGAGTCCTGCTTGTTGCATGCGAGAATTTAGTACGCAGGGGTTTCACAAGTACGCACAAGCAAAAGAGAGGACCATTAGCTGGTCTTCATCGGCATACAAAAATCAGGAGTTTGAGTTTCTCGATGCTGAGGGTCGAGTCTATGTAGATCTCTTACCTCTTGTACGTAGGGACTTCAAGTTCAACAACTACAAGCTCAAGACCATCTCAACTTACTTTCTGGGTCAGACGAAAGATCCTTTGAGCGTCAAAGGTATATTCAAGTGTTATCGAATTGGGATCAGGAAGAACAAGAAAGGAGAGTATGGTAGAAAAGCTCGCCGAGCTATGGCTGTGGTTGGTAAGTATTGTGTGCAGGATAGCGTGCTAGTTGTACGTCTTATGGACAAGCTGAAGACATGGGTTGGTCTTACCGAGATGGCTAAGACGTGTAATGTTCCAATCTTTACTCTTTACACACAAGGTCAGCAGATCAAGGTGTTCTCACAGCTATACCAGTATTGTATGTACGAGAACATTGTAGTTGAGAAAGACGCGTACAAAGTTACAGATAACGAGCGATATGTAGGTGCTAAAGTTTTTCTTCCTGTACCTGGTAAGTACAAAATGGTGGTTCCGTTTGATTTCGCATCGCTGTATCCTACCACTATCATCGCTTACAATATTGATTATCATACTTGGGTCCCGGATGGTTCATCAATACCTGATCACATGTGTCATGTCATGGAGTGGGAAGACCATATAGGTTGTGAACACGATCCAAAGGTGCAGAGAAAGATGGTACTGACGCAGTATCTCGCTGATGAGAGGGTGAAGATTAAAGCAATGCGTGAAAGACGTAACAAGTGTCTAGACAAGCTCAGACGTAAAGAGATGATGACTGAGATTACTGCAGCTGTTGACGCTCTCAAACCTTATACGCTGGAACGCTCTGAGTTAACAAAGACTATCTCCAAGTTTCCTATGTGTGCGAAACGTCGATACAGGTTCTTGAAAGAGCCGAAAGGAGTCATGCCTACTGTCATTCAAAACTTACTGGATGCGCGTAAACACACGCGTAAAGTAGACATGGCAAAAGTAAAAGATGATATCAAAAAACTGGAAGCCGAGGACAAAGACAATACAGCTCTGATTATATCTAAGAAGAGTTTGCTTGACGTTTTGAACAAGAGACAGCTTGCTTTCAAGGTATCCGCAAATAGTATGTATGGTGCGATGGGTGTCCGAAGAGGATATCTTCCTTTTATGCCGGGAGCAATGTGCACAACTTATATGGGTCGCGAGAATATTACTAGAGTTGCAGAAGAGTTAACGCAAAATTACAGAGGTACTCTCGTGTATGGAGATACTGATTCCAACTACATTCAGTTTCCCCATTTGACTGGTGCAACTGAGACTTGGGATTATGCTCTAGAGGTGGCCGAAAAGATTTCTGATCTCTTTCCTGATCCTATTCGGCTGGAGTTTGAGGAAGAGATATATTCATTCTTTCTGATTCTATCCAAGAAACGCTATATGTATCGAAAGTGCTTGAGAGATGGAGTTGTAGATGACAAGATTGGCAAGAAAGGTGTATTGTTAGCGCGTAGAGATAACAGTAAGTTTGTCAGGGATGTCTATGAAGGAGTGGTAAGTATGATTGCGTCGCATAAGGAATGTTCAGAAATCCTGTATTTTGTTATTGATCACATCAACAAGATGTGTTCGGGTAGCAAGCCTCACACAGACTTTGTGGTTACTAAATCTATTGGTAATCATGGAGGTTTAATCGCACAGCCTATCCAGGATAAGAAAGGTAAGGCCATGGTTGGTGACTATACTGTTCCATTGTTGTCTCGTGATAAAGCTGAACGAGAAGAACAGATCAAGAAAAAAGGAGCTACTACACCACAAGACTTCTATTTATTGTGTTTACCCGCTCAGGTACAACTAGCAGAGCGTATGAGGAGGCGTGGAAAGCGTGTGGATCCAGGTACACGATTAGAATATGTAGTAACTAATCCAGATAAGCACACAGCAAAGCAGTATGAAAAGATTGAGAGCGCTGAGTATATGAGTAGACACCGAGATGTTATTCGTATTGACTATATGTACTATCTTAAGGCATTGGTTAATCCATTGGACCAAGTGTTAGATGTTGCGTTAAAAGACGAGAAGACTTTTAAAAAGGGGTTCACAATGGCTCAATATAAATTCAGGTGGAAGATTCGGTCGAAGATGTTACAAGAGATACGGTCTCTATCTACCCCTAAAATTGTATTTTACGACTAGATCTATTTAATAATTTATTTCCATAAGAAATAAATGACAACATGTTTTGTGTGTTTGGAAAAGTGTAGCAACAGAATATGTCCTACATGTAGATGCTACGCTCATAATAAATGCTGGGGAAAATATCTCAAGAATTCAACAGAAACACATACTGAAATTGATATTGATACAGTGATTGTTTTTACCCCATGGAATGCAAGATGTCCACAATGTCGGGGAAGTATCAACAATGTTAAACCAGTAACTCGCTCTGACACTAATTTGGGTCGCACATTATCGATAATTATTAACTATTGTTCGTTCCTAACAATGATGGAAGAGGAAGAGTATGATAGTCGAGAAGAGAAGTTTGCAATCTATTCTAAACTACTAAATATAATGTTAGAACATAAAGCTATTATTAGAGCTAATGATTCTCTCAGTACTATCTGGAAGAATAAGTTATATAGAATGTATACGGAAGAAAATTGGACCGCTGCTAATATCTATCATTATGACTTGTTTAAAGAACAAATAAAGCTGCTAGAAGAAGGAGGGGATACCGGTTAAAGATATAATAAGAGCAATTATCGTAACAGCCATCATACTATACATGGCCAGGTATATATATCTGGCTCGTCTAATATCTTCGGGCGAAACTCTGCGCCCAAACAATGATAGATCTTCGTCAATTGGTGGTTGTCCCATGTTTTATTTATGTGATTTCAGCTTTAAACGGCAGCAGAATGACTTACAGTCTCCGTTGCAGACCGTGGAAAAAGCACATTCCATTGTAAAAAATATGCTACGAATAATGCTAGTACCATTGTTCCCAACATGATTGCAGCTATAGGCCACCTCTTGTCTCTATTAAGGAGGAGGCTCACACTAGGGATAGCGAACCATATACCTATAAGAGAGAGATAACTAATCAGTAAAATTAACTCTTCAGATGTTCTGGGATGAGTATGCACAAAGTTTTCTCGAGTCATTTATATTAATAGGAATTTTTGTATTATGTTATATAAAATGCATGGATATTCATGGATAACTATAGTTATAGCATCAATTATAGCTATTGCTCTTATGGTATTTTTTGCTAAAAGTGTGTTACACTTTATAGTAATAGGTGTGATATTAGCGATTATTATAGGCTGTGTTATTATGTTTGAGCGACGAGATAAGTACTCTCATATGAACCAACAAATAAAGAAGAATATATATGGTCAACCGTTATCTAAATGTGAAACTAGGGGTGCGGCTAGCAAAGGATCTCAACAACCCGATTATACCTGTTCTGAAATTGGTGGAGGATTCCATCAAATCTGTGTACAGGATATTGGTAAAGGTAAGGGATTTTCAAGCACAACCGGACAATCTAGCTGGTCGGATGAGCTCAAAGATAGGAATCATTGTGCATGTCTTGGAGCCTGGGCTAACTATGTTGCTAAAACACCTAACGATAAGACTTTAAAATGCGATGCTATTCCTGAATATGCTCTGGATCCTAAGTATGTATCCCACTGGAAGAAGTGGAATGACGTTACTATTAAAGGACAGGAAAGATTAGGCTTAGAAGAATTGTATAGACAATGTCATCGTCGGGCACCAAGTGTAGATGCTGCTAATACTTTGCGTGACAAGTATTGTAAATTAGTTGGATGTTAAAGTATTAGTTGGATAGGAGTTTTAAATCCTCTTCCGTTTTAGAAATTATACAATCTAAACGTCTTATCACATCGTTTGCTTTATTGTCAGTAGCTAGCAGACATGGTGTAGTATCTAAATCTTGCTCTTGATCATTTTGACAAGACTTGGTAAAGAAACAACCCATTATTTATTAGTTGACTATCTATTATTGTTTTAATAATAGATCATTTAGTTAGTACCTTCCCTTTGCTTCTTACGGGGAGTAGCCATTCTACCCCATTTTCCTTTTTTCTCTTTCCATATCCAACGCGAATGAATACCTCTCGTCTTCCATATCTCATATATATGGATCTGATCACCATAATTCTTAAGCCATTGGCTCATGTCAGTATGTTTCATAAGACTAGCGACTTGATATCTTTGCGCTTCGGCAAGATTAACTACATATACGGAACAGGCCATTTATTCTAGGTCTACATAATTTGAAGACATTTCTCCACGAAAATTAATATCCATAAGCTGACCTAACAACTTCTTCTCCTCTACATTCCCTAATAAGAAAGCTAGCTTTGCATATGCTGCAGCTGTGGTCATATCTCTACCAGGTAATACCCCAGCCTCTACAAGTCTAATATCTGTCTCATACGTTCCTCCTAATTGGTCGTATTGGGATATGGCAACAATCACGATTCCTTTCTCAGCTAACTTGCTTATTACTTTAAGAAACTCTGGGGACGTTGGTGCACTTCCGTTACCCCATAATTCTAATACAATACCTTGTAATCCTTCCATATTGAGGTATGGTACCATGTCCTGTGCGTTCATCCCGGGATACACCTTCACGACAGCTATCTTATTATTAGGATTTACTAATTTAGGTTGAAACTCTTCCTTCGGTAGAGGCATACCGGACTTACTATCTAAATCAGGATAGTTAGGTGACCAAAAGCTTCGATCGGAGTTGGCAACAGTTCTACATCCGCGTAACAAGTTACCGTTAGAAGATACCATTACTTCAGGTAGTTTTGACTGGGATACAGAGACTAATGCAGATGTTAAGTCTCCGTCTGATAACACAATGGGTTTACCTAGATTTTCCATCATGAAAGACAAGGCAGAAGCTGTATACGGAATGGTGTCATGCGACGCCAATATCACAAACGCATCATACTTATTATATACTTCGGATAAATCTTTCACAATCTGGTTCCAGTCTGAAGGAGTTAGATTACCAGACTGTATTGGGGGGTTGTAAGCTACTACTTCGAAATCCCCAATCTTATTTTTCAAACCTTCATACTTCTCCTTGAAATCCTTATTTACTTCGCTACCAGTATTAATAACGTAAAGTTTATTATTTACGCATGTCTTAATATCCGTGCATGTTTGGTTAAGTGCTAGGTACACGCTAATAGTCATACTAACTAGAGACATAGTGACTAAAATAACGAGTGCCACCTTTTCCTTCTCATTCAGGAACTTCATTTTTTATATATACCTAGATAAGTTAGATTTAAACATGTTACCATAACAGCTAAAGATGAGCTTAGATAGTAATATAGTTTGGCTAGCAAGCTTTGATATTGGTAAAAAGAATTTCAGCTTTTACGTAGAGGAGGTGGATCTTAGTGAGCTTCAAGATTGTAATGATGTACCTAAGACCCGTCGCTACGAAGCATGTGGAACCCCAACCACCAGATTTCAACCTACATTGGACAAGTTGTGTAATATAGGTAAAAAGATTCTACTCGAAAATGTAGATCTTACCGTAGGATGTGATAAAAGTCAATATCTTGACCCCAAGACTATGCACAACATGATAGAGATTCTTGATCAATACTCGGAATATTGGGAACAGTGTGACGCCTTTGTTATTGAGAAGCAAATGAGTTTTGGTAAGAGACATAATACTATGGCCCTTAAATTAGGACAACATTGTTGGTCATACTTTGCTATTAAATACGGAAAGGTCAGCATAGAAGAATTTCCCGCATATCATAAGACACAAGTTCTAGGTGCTGAAAAGATCAAAAAGGAAACCAAATCAGGTAAAGTGCGATACAAGGCTATAGATAAACCCGCAAGAAAGAAATGGTGTATATCTAAAGCACTTAATATTCTTGACGATCGAGGAGATTTAGATACCATCTCTGTCATCCAAGCTACTCGTAAGAAAGATGATTTATGTGATGTAATATGTCAATTGCAAGCATACAAGTATCTCCAATACGTTGATAGTTCAGGATAATTATTCTATATAGAATAATTACGCAAGTACAGCTGTTTTGCCACATAGACAACCCAGTTTCTTCACCAAACAAGAGGTAAAATCACTCAATGATACCATCTCATCAGACTCTGCGCCACTGTCTACTCTTATCCTTCCAATATTGATATTGAAATTTCTATTATCTGGTATATCTTGTACACGGTAGATGATTTCTACCTTTGGAGCTGGAGCAACCCTAGATGAAGGCATTTACTTTGTGGATTTACCGCCTTAAATCAAAACAGTCTAAAAAAATAATTACTCTTAACGAGAAGCTTGTATGTCCGAGTTGGTCTAAGGAGCGGGACTTAAGACCCCGTGGAGTAAAATCCTCCTGGGTTCGAATCCCAGTGCAAGCATTCCCAAACTTTCGAGTTTGGAAAGCTTTACTTAGCTCGCGCCACCTGGGCCATACAGATCTGGGGTGAAATCAATTATGATCTTCCTCTTCATAGTCAATCGATGGTACTCGCGGAGGGATATAGCCGCCATACATACTTTCAGAGTCAGAATCCGATGGTGCTGGACGGAGATGAGGAGGGATATAGCCGCCATAATTCGCACCACCTGCACCCCCAGCACCTGCTCCAAAATATACCGCATTCATCAAGTCCTCCTCATTGTCGTAGTCGCTGCTATCCAAACCATTTTCTTCATCAATACTGGCACCTTCAGCTAGGGATTCGCCACCAGAACGGTATTCATCCACTACATCTCCTTCTTCAGCGGCAGACCTTAACCTCTCTGCACGAGCACGACCTCTGGCACCTCCAGTTGTCACATTTCTATCTAAGGACTCCTCCTCTTCGGCAGCTGCGTCTAGATCAGCCCTTAACCTTGCCATACGAGCACTAACATCTTCTTCTTCTTCGGAGGAAGACCTTAACCTTGCTGCACGAGCACGACCTCTAGCACGTCCAATTGTTACATTTCTATCCACACTCTTCTCTTCTGAGGTAGTATCTTCTTCTTTGCTCTCTTCTAATACCGTGTCTTCGCTTCGTACAATATTACTACCCAAAGGGTGGAAAGAAGGAGGCTCGTTATTAGGTTGCATAAATATTGTTACATTATTATACACATGGCCTATATTATTACAGTGTGTACCACTAACTGTATTTATATCAGAATTACTGAGATCAAAAGCACCAGGGCCAATCCTCAAATTTCCTACGGTACTAACCTCCTGGAGATTAGTCTCTCCTGATAACATGAAAACTCTGTACCCCCCTATATAAGACTTGATTATGGCTTTTAAGCTATTATAGGGAATAGCTGATCGGTATGTGGGACCAGTATCTATTTTTGCATACCAGATAGCATTATATCCATCGACCATTTGATCATAACTAGGAAATGAAGTGTTTGCGTTACCGCCACATTTCACCAATACTTTGTCAAGATTAGGTATAGCATTATTAGTTAGCTCTTCCAATAGTTCCATACACTTAGCTTGATTGTCTTTTTGCTCAAATTCCTGAGGTCTAGTAATTCTGGCCTTAAATTCCTGGTATCGGTTCTTATCTTGTCGCTCGGTTCCCCCCCTCCAGATACGGCGATGCCTAACGTGCCTGCCGACCATGGCACTCCTACGTCCTCCCCTCGGAATACCCTTATAATCGTTAGGAGTAAGAATATCAAACAGCGTTCCTATTGAAGATCCCCATGCTTGGTATTTGCCACCAGGGCCAATAGTAATGAAGGTGAAGAAACCGAACTGTAAATTATCACCCTCAAGTATAGGCTGGTCATTATACCTGTCTATGGTTAATCCCTTGGGTTCGCTATCCACTACCGGTTTTATCTTTTCTTGTACGGCTCTTCTCTCCTTCATAAGTCTTCTAACTTCAGAAATATTCATCGCTCTTTGTGCGATTAGCAGCTGAGCGGATAGTTCCATGATCTGTTTCGTAAGGTCACTTTCTTCTTGTTTTTCTTCGGACTCTTCCACACCCATAAGATCAGCGATTGATGGAGGTCCATCTTTAGTATTGAGTTCAGTTTCGGAGCGGTATTGTTCCAAAACAACAAACAGTGCTCGACTTGCTTGCAGGTTCCAGATATCACCTTTTATCTCCCATAACAGCACTTTCGATATACTCCTACTAGTAATATCACGAGGGGTTCTAGATAAAAGATCGAGAGCATTCTCAACAGTAAAAGTAGATGGTCTTACCTTCATATATTCCCAGGCAAAGTCAGGTGGATCCATAGGGTTAGGATCTCCCCATAGGATATCTATCCAAGTTGGCAGATCCACAACACCCTGCCAAACTCCCGCTTCCTTATTAAGATACTTACGGGAAGGTGTTGTCCGTAAATTTTGGGACATCGCGTAGTATATCTGTGGGTTCCAGTCTTGAGAGTCAATTGGGCTGGTACCAAAAACGGTCTGTAAATATATTCCGAAGCATCTCAACTGATAGAATGACAAAAAATCATAACCATCTCCGTCATGCGAATACTTATCTTGTAGTATCTTTGCTATTGCGGATATCTGATCCTTACGAGACATGTCTTCGCTAAGAGGTTTCATGGCTTCTGGAGCATATCTTCTAATCAATTCAACTATACACCCCCCCTCATTGTTACAGTCCCCACCCTTACTCTTATTCCAGCGAGGTTGAGCAATTAGCATAGCTAAGCACATGGACACCGTCTTAAGTTTTACATTTGTGTATGAACCAGGGCTAGCTGAAGCTGATATGAGTTGTAGGAGGGGAAGGAGCTCCACCTGGTAATTTAAAACGGGATATATACTAGGAGTTCCCAGATATATTAGAATGCTAGTTGATATTAATAAATATGTATACGTAAAATAACTAGCCCATAAATCCAAGTTTTCTTCGGTGACCTTCGTCATACTTCGACATTCGTCGTAAAGAATATCTTTGTCATGTTTTAATTCAATAGAAAATCCTCTGCCCTTATACTTTGCGAGACGATCCTTGATAAAAACATTTCCATCAATCAAGCTCTGTACATACTCTCCTTGTAAAAAGCCTTTTTTCTGCAAGATCTCTTCTGGATCTGTTTTACCTAGTTTTATTCCTGTCCCGTCATACCATATTTCACAGAAAGACAGATCAAAATTACTCACTACATCCTCAACGGTTGTCTTCTCCGTATCCACAACTATAATATCAACCTCCTGACTTAGAATTTCTTGCATAGGTACTATAACATCTGCAGGAGTAAACTCAGAACGAAAATACTTACGAGTCACTCCTTTTAACGTAACTTTATAATCAGGTGGTTCATCAGGGTATTCCTCATCATCAACAGCGCTCTCACTAATTTTACTAACTCTGTAAGTAGACCTGAAATTATCAAATTGTGCACAATTGATCGCTCTTGGAGCGCGAGGATCGTACATCTCCAGTATGGTTCCTACCTGAATGTGTTTATTGACGCGAACTCCAAGTCTTGCTAAGAGATGGTTCTTACGAAAGAATGATTTATCGTAACCAGACGAGAAGCATATCTGATCTTTGGAACCCACGCGGATAGTTGATATTCCATCACGATGGTAACTCGTCTTGAGCCCAAGAGGAAGTAAATTATTACATAATGTTACCAAATTTTCCTTACCCACATATATATCCAAATCTTTGCGAACATAACCAGCATAAGGTGCTAGAACTCCACCACCCGCTATTACAGCTTTACTTTTAATTAAAGCTGTATTCCATAGATTTATTTGTTTTTCATCACCGAGAGTTTCAGTGAATGTAGTATGATCCATAATAGTTTATTAGGTTTTGTATATTATTTTTTAAGCGATTTTTCATATCATTGTAGATGTGAAAATAATTATATTAGAGGAGTTTCATATACCGATCTTAGTAATGTTCTAGCAAAATTTGTAGCATAATGGTAGTCTTCAAATCTAGGAATCCTTCTAACGCTAAAAGTATCTAATGTACGACAATGAGATATAACGTAATTCCTGTAATAACCTACTATACTTAATTTATCAGGGGATTTGACCTCAATAAAGGCGTTATAGTCCATGTACCCTACAATAGTACGTTCTGCCAGCTCCTTCATCTTTACACGAGCCTCCTGGTGATTATCTACATAGAAAAGGGGCTTATCTCCTGACATAACTACAAATAATGGTTCTTCGTCCTTCTCCTTGTCTTCCTCATCATCTGTCCTGTTTTCCTCGTTAGGGTCGTCCTCGTTAGGGTCGACCTCGTTAGGGTCGTCCTCGTTAGGGTCGTCCTCGTTAGGGTCGTCCTCGTTAGGATCGTCCTCGTTAGGATCGTCCTCGTTAGGATCCTCCTCGTTAGGGTCGTCCTCGTTAGGGTCGTCCTCGTTAGGATCCTCCTCGTTAGGGTCGTCCTCGTTAGGATCCTCCTCGTTAGGATCGTCCTCGTGTACCCGAAAATCATGTTCAGTATCGTCGGAGTTTTCCTCATTAGAGTTCTCCTCGTTATCTTTGGTAGTAATTAGATCATGAGCCTGCTCGGCATCAATGTTAGAAGCTTGATCTTGTTTAGTAGACCACAAAGAACTCAGCAAACCTGAAATGCCCGATGAAGCTGTATTGGTGTTATCTGTTACTGTTTGCTCTTTTGTTTCACAATTATTATCCTTCTCAACCTGAGCATCTTTTTTCTCATCGGTTGAATTAGAATTCTTTTGTGTAGAATTCGCGATACTATGTTTGGAAAAATCTTCAAACGACGCGTAGTTACATGACCATTCCTTATTTAAGGTATCAATATTCTGATATTTTTTCCTCAACCATGCACAATATGTGTCTACGTCATCTGTCTCTGGTGATTCCCCATTAGGGACCATTTCAAAACTGTTAACGACTGGATCAGTTTCCGACATACTTTATACTGTTTATAGTAGGTTTTAAACCACAAATAAGGGTAAGTGTAATCTTAATCTATCTAAATTAAAAATGAAAAACTATTTATATGTGTGGTATAAATAGACAAATGAGCGCTTCTGTAGAACAAATACTTCGGAATAATTACATGGATGGAACCTATCATACTCACGTATCCATGCTCAAACCCCTAGGCAAGTTTTACTTCAGTAATAAAGCTCGAGAAGACTTCTGGGACGTGTATAGTAACAGAATCATGAGCAATCCAGCAGCCCTTTTGGGGGTGGCTGAGAGAGCTCAAAATGAGCTACCAGTGATAGTGGATATCGATCTTAAAATTAAAGATGATGGTGACATTGAATATGGGGACCACCTATATAGCGAAAAACAATTAAATCAAGTAATAGAAGTGTATCAATCCGTATTACGCAACATTGTAGATGAATGTACTGATGCGCATCTTATGTGTGTAGTTCTAGAGAAACCGTTGTATTATATACCTGTGGGAGAAACCTCTTACGCCAAGAACGGTTTTCACCTACATTTTCCTTCTCTTTTCCTAAGTAGACAAAATATGGCGGTACACGTCATTCCTAGAGTTCAGAAGGTACTTAAGGAACTTGAGGTGTTCAAGAACTTGGGAATTGAAGATTCTGGAAGTGTAGTGGACGATGCAGTCACTCGTAACGCTTGGTTGGTATATGGAAGTCGAAAATCGGAGGATATGGATCCTTATTTGGTAACCAAGGTACTTACGTCAGAGGGCAAAGAGCTTGATATAGAGGAGGCGTTTGAAGATTATGAACTTCTTGATTATCTGGAACGACCCATGGATATCAAAGGGCGAGTTAAAGAGTTTCTTCCAAGGATTTTGAGTATATTTCATGGTGGGCGAGCTATCATGGAAGTAAAAGAGGGTCTACCTTGTCCTCTTAAAGACACCCTAAAACGCAAAGAGAAAAATAGGAACCTCAAAGGTTCAAAACATCTGGAGATATCAGTGAAAGATTCCTTGGCCATCTCTGCCCGACTTCTACCAATGTTGAGCGATTTTAGAGCAGATAAGTACGATGAGTGGATGAGAATTGGATGGATACTCAATAATATTGGAAAGGGTAGTACCGAAGCGCTAGAGCAATGGATCACATTCTCCTCTAGATGTGATGATAAATTTGACGAAGCTACGTGTGTATTTCAATGGGAGAAGATGGTACAAAGAGATCTAACGCTAGGAACTCTACGCCATCTGGCAAAACTTGATTCTCCCGAACTGTACGCGAAGTTCAAGAATGAGTCAGTTCAACACTATGCTAAAGAATCATTAAATGGGTCACATTGGGATATTGCAATGGCATTGCATGCTATGTACTGTGAAGAGTTTGTGTGTGCTTCCGTGCCTAGCAAGACTTGGTACCAGTTCAGAGGGCACAAATGGGAAGAAATCGAAGAAGGGATCTTTCTACGACAAAGAATCTCTGATACCATAGTTAAGCAATATACTGATATGGGAAAAGAGGTAGTGCAGAAATTGGGAGAGGTAACAGACAAAGCTGAAGAAGCTATGTACAACGCGAGGCTCAAACAGATTCGTAAACTCATCTGTAATCTTAAGTCAGCTCCGTACAAGAATAATATTATGAAAGAAGCTATGGAGGTGTTTTATGACCGACGATTTAAGGCCAAGTTGGACCAAAACCCTCATATCATTGCTTTTAAGAACGGGATATATGATCTCAAGAGCAACATGTTTAGGTGTGGGTATCCCGAAGACTTTGTGAGTAAATGCATACCCATTGAGTATAAGGAGTATGATGAAAGCTCGCAAACCGTGCAAGATGTGAAGGAGTTCCTGCACAAGATCTTCCCGGATAACTCTATCAGGACGTACTTTCTTGATACATACTCAGACATCTTTGTAGGAGGTAACTCACAGAAAAAGGTATACATATGGACCGGTGAAGGAGATAACGGTAAATCCGTAATGCAAAACCTATTTGAAATGATGCTGGGAGAACTATCGATCAAGTTCAATACTCAATATTTTACGGGTAAAAAAGTGGCATCGGGTGCAGCAAACCCTGAGCTTGCTCGAGCAGCTCCTCCCGTAAGAATGGCTACCATGGACGAGCCAAATGGAGACGAACAACTCAATAACGGTGAAATCAAGAAGTTATCTGGTGGAGACAAATACTGGGCTCGCGATTTGTTTGAAAAAGGAAAGAGTACCAGAGAAGTTACTCCCATGTTCACAATCACTCTCATTTGCAATGGACTTCCCAAACTGCGTAACTCTGATAAAGCAACTTGGAATCGCTTACGCGTTATTCCTTTCGAGTCTACTTTCGTAGAACCTGGGGCTCCATGCCCAGTCACCTTTGAAGAACAACTGCTGGAGAAGAGATTTCCAATGGACCGCACATTTGGTTCTAAATTACCTGACATGGTTGGTGCTTTTGCCTGGTATCTTCTAGAGTGGAGAAAGAAGGTTACGGTACGTGTGGAACCCGAGAAAGTCAAGGAGGCCACAGCCATGTATCGTCGTCAGAACGACCTCTATAGACAGTTTATCGAAGAGTGTATTGTCGACTCAGACGGTACTATTGCTCTACAAGAGTTGTATTCCTACTTCAAAGACTGGTTTAAGGAGGGTTGGCCTAATATGGCGCTACCTATTAAAAATCAAGTCAAGGAGTACTTTGAAAAACTTTGGGGGGAACCTGGTCGTGGATGTAGGTGGAAGGGGTACAGAATTCGTACATTGGAAGAGGAAGTAGCAAGTGGAGAAGCCGTTATTCTGGCTCCCGACGATCTCATAAACTACGATGAGGAATAAATGAACAGTAAAAATTTAATATGCTTTTTTAGATTTGAAAAAATCTAAAAAGATGACGAGACACAAGTGAAGATGGAACGAGACACACGTGAGATAGATGATATCGCTTTCGGAATATACTCCGCCAAGGAGATATTAGATATGGCAGTCTGTAAAATAGACAGCCCGAAGAAGGTCGGTCCCAATACGGTCTATGATGAACGTATGGGAACCACAGATTCAACCAGGCGTTGCGCAACATGTAAAGAGGGTGCACACGCATGTCAAGGTCATTTTGGGTACATTGAACTTAACGAACCCATTGTACACCCCCTTTATTACAAACGCGTCGTTACATTCTTGAACTGCTTCTGTCTTAAATGCTACCGACTTCTTCTGACAAAGGACCAGATAGCTTTATCTGGTCTTAGTCGTTACAAGGGAGACGCAAGATTCAATAGAATTGCAGAACGATTGAAAAAAGTGCATATGTGTTGTCATCCAGAGTGTGGAGCTGATCATCCACGGTGCAAATTTTCAACTTCTGACAGCTCAATATTCAAAGTCTACGAATCACGAGACAAGTCTAGAACTAGTATCATGCTCACAACCGAGGAAATCCGCAAAATTTTTGATAGTATCTCAGATGAAGACGTGAGACTCGTAGGACTGGATCCCGAACTAGTGCATCCACGTAACCTTATTATAACCATACTGCCAGTCATACCTCCATGCGACCGACCTTATGTCCAGGCCGACGGAAATATGTGTGACGATGACCTGACAAATCAATACTGCGAGATAATCAAGGCCAATAACCACCTAGGAAATAGAGGCTCCTCGTCGGACAAAAAGAAAAAGGCATTAAGCGAAACTAAACGACAAAAATTCCTGGCTAGCCTGAGATTCAGAATCCTCACTACTTTTAATAACGGTCAAGGCAAGGCGAAACACACCACCAATGGTCGAGCTATCAAAGGTATCAAAGAACGCTTGGCCGGAAAAGATGGACAACTACGCAATAACATGATGGGCAAGAGGTGTAATCAGACTGCGCGGACAGTTATTGGACCTGACCCGACGTTGAAGCTAGGAGAACTAGCTGTTCCACCAGCTATGGCAGAGATTCTCACAGTACCAATTAGAGTAGCAGTGTTCAATATCGACATTTTGCAGAAATTAGTAGACAGTGGTAGTGTGAATTCTCTCATCAAGCCCGACGGTAAAACTAGAATCAACCTGAAAAGATTTCGACGAGGCACCAGGCTGCTAGCTGGAGACGTGATATACCGAGGAGAACACGAGATTAAAGTAGTCACTGGAAGAGAGCTAGTAGAAGCGGGAGACAAAGTCAAAAGAGCAGGCAAGTTCTTAGAAAGGCTAGCTCCTGCCAACCGCAGCTACAAACTTAAACTTGGATGGATCGCAGAGAGGAAACTTCAAGATGGGGATTATGTTCTACTCAATCGGCAGCCAACACTCCATAAAGCAAGTATGATGGCAATGCAGGTTGTTGTACGCCAAGGAAAAACGTTACGAATGAACTTGGCAATCACCAAACCTTTCAATGCCGACTTCGATGGCGACGAGATGAACATACACGTGCCGCAATCCATTGAGTCACAAGCAGAGTTAGAGATGCTCTCAGCTGCTCAGTGGCATTTAATATCGGCTCAAAGTAGCAAGCCCAATATGGCAATTGTACAAGATTCTCTACTAGGAGCATACCGCATGACGCAAGGAGTCAAGAAGATCACTAAAGGACAGTTCTTCAATCTTCTGGGAAAGCTGGACCTAAAAGAAGATATTCTAACCAGAGTACAACATGTAAGGAGGGTCCTGAAGGAGAAGGGAAAGAAAGTTCAGTGCTTCAATGGAAAAGGTCTTATCTCAATGTTTTTACCCAAAGATCTAATTTACGAGAAGTCCAACGATGGTGATCCCGAAGAACCGGTCATCAAGATATGGAGAGGAGTTCTATACGAAGGTACACTGAAC